CGAGCACCCGCCGCGCAGTTGTGTGCGGCGGGACTATTTCGCGGAGGGTCGCACCTATGAAGATCCTAGTCAGTACCAACGGCCCGTTCCAGCTCATGAACTCGGCCCGCGAGGAGCTGGTCCGTGCTGACGGCATCACCGTGGTCGAGAAGTCCCTGCACTGGTCCGAGTTCATCTCGCTCGGGAAGGTCGAGGTTCACGCTCAGGTCAACGACGAGGCGACGGATGCGGAATGGCTGGAGACGCTCGCTGCCAGCGATGGTGACGAGGAGCTGGCTCTCGCGAGCTTCCTGGATCGCTACCCCGTGGACGCCGAGAGCGCCCGGCGGCCCGAGAGCAAGCCCGTCCCGCCCTCGACCAAGCAGGTCGAGCACAACGCGCCGAAGAAGGGCCGTCAGGCCAGCCCCGCAGCGTCGAAGCAGGAGTGACCTGTGGACGTCCTACCTTCAACCCCCGTGACGCTCTGGGTCGATTTCGAGGCGCCACAGGGGCTGGTGGTCCCGGACGTCGGCTCGGTCAAGTACAGCCTGTATGATGGCGCGGGTGCCCCACTGACCATCGCTCAGGCTCTGGCCCCGGAGGCGGACGCCACCGGGGTCTCTATCCCCATCCTCGCCATTCACCAGACCATCGCGTTGGATCGTAGCTTCGAGCGCCGGCAGGTCGTGGTGACCTTCACGGCCGAAGGCTGTGGCTACCAGAAGCGCCTCGCCTACCGCGTCGTCGAGCTGCCCCTGCACAGCGTCGTGCCGGACGATGTCCGAGCCTACCTCGGCATCAACGAGGACGAGCTGCGCGACGACGAGGTTGATCTTTTCGCGGCCGGCTTGGTCCTCGAGGGCCTCGTAGGGAAGGATCGCCTGGAGGCGGCGCTGACGTCTGGCACGTTGGCCGAGGTGCGCGCCACACGCGCCGTCGTGCTGTCGGCCGCTCAGCTGCTCTTCCCGGGCCTGCGATACCGGATCGCGCAGTCGAAGACGGACGGGACCCTCAAGTTCGAGCGGTTAAAAGAGGCTGGCACCTTCGATGCGCTGGTGGCGGCGACTGCCGACGAGCTGACCGGGATCGCCGTCGAGATGGGCTACGTCGGACCCGATGTGGGAGCCATCCCGGCCCTGCAGCTCGGCATCGTCACGACCGATCCGGTCACCGGCGTCGCGCCCGCCACCAGCATCGGGGGCTGAGCCCGTGCCGAAGCTGCTGTCGCGTCTTCAGGCGCAGAATGAGATCTGGCTCAAGAAGCTCGGCAAGGCGACCCGCTTTCGCGGCGTCATTTTTCCGGTCAACCCGACCGCCCTGCCGACCAGCGTCTTCGTTCTACCGCGGCTCGGTCTGCGCACGCGCCCGCGCGAGCCCGTCAAGGCGCGTGATCTTTTCCAGGACCCAGCGAACCGGATCATGCTCGTCGGTAATTGGGAGCTGCCTCTCGCCCACGACGATGTCGTGTCGCGCTGCTTCGTGCTGTTCCAGATGACCGCAGAGGTCTCCTGGCAGCGGCGGGCTAGCGCCACGATGAACCCTGTCACCGGACTCCCCCAGGCGGCGGGAGCTTTCGTGGAGCTGGGACCGATCTGGGTGTCGATCGAGAATTACACGCATGGCAACGAGGACCCGGGCCTGCGGGTGCCCACCGACCGGCTGCGGCTGATCACGGGCGCCCGCGTGCAGCTTGGCGACGTCGTGAACGGCAAGACCGTGAAGCGGCTGAACCCGGCGCTGGGGGTCTCGATCGCCGAGATCGAGTGATGCCGTGCCTGACTTCACCCTCCTGTTCAGGGTCGGCGGTAGGCGCGCCAACACAGTCGACCAAGACCCCAGCTTCGTAGCCGCGAAGAGCGTAGAGCTGCTGCGTGCTCAGGCGGAGAAGAAAGGCGTCGAGCGGACCGCCGAAGGCATCTTCGCCGCTCGAGATGACATCGTCCGGGACATTGCTCAAGACGCCGATCGCTTCGGTTCGCAGGCCGCCCGCGTCTTCACCAAGATCCGGTCACCGGCGAGCGGCACCATCACGACGGCGCTCGACGGCATCAGCCGGGCATCGGCGGTCTCCTCGACCGATAGCGCCTCCTCACGCCTTAAGGGGAAGACGACCGTCGAGTGGGTAGCTCTCACCAAGCGAACGCTGGAAAACAAGCGCCGCCGGATGGTGTCGAGCCGGCGGCGCCGGGGCGCGGTCTCTGCCGGCCAGCCGGACACCTTCTTCGTGGACACCGGCAACCTGCGCAAGGTCCTCCTCGACTACTTCGGCCCTGCCCTGGCTTCGCTCGTCGACCCGAAGATCATCGTGCGACGAGGTCCTCGGAAGGTCACCGTGTCACTCTCCATCCTTGCCCAGGCGTCCGGCAAGGAGAAGGCCGGCGTGAGCCCTCAATCGCTTCCGGGGGCCTATGGTGACGGGGGCGCTCGAAGCGAGAGCCTGTTCGTCCGATACCTCAAGAAGGTCGGCGCACCGGACCGCGATCCCAAGCATCCCCTGCTCTACAAGCTCGAGAACCCGCATGGCACCCATCGTCCCTTCTTCCAGAACACCCTGATCTTCTGGATCAGCAATCGACTCCCCATAGTCCTGGACAAGTCCCTGCGGAAGGCCTTGAGCCGGCGTGTCAAGAAGGTGACCTAAGATGTTCAAGATCGCTCGCCTATCGACGGTCCGAATGATCATCGACACGGCAGCTCAGTTCGGCTCCGACGTTCAGTACACGGAGTGGGATGGTCATGCCGAAGACTTCAAGCTTCCGAATAAGGATCTCGTCGGTCTTGTTGGCTTCTCTTGTACGGAGAACGACAAGTTCCACGACCTGAACTTCGGGATCGGCATCATGGTCATCGACGACCCCAGCCTTGTCCGAGCGACCAACTACGCGGACCTCTTCTATCAGCGTCTTCAGGCGCAGAAGCGGTTCCCGATGTTCAACGACGATGGATCACGGACCGGTTTCGAGGCCGTGATCTTCGACGGAACCTCCGTCTCGCCGATGACGCGCGTGGACTATCGTCCGACGTTCGACATCCAGGTCAGCGCGCGCGTCACGCGAGCGGGGACGCTACCGGCTCAGACGTGACCTCGGCATTCATCTTGTAGAGCAGATGCACGGTCTCCCGGACGCTCTCTGAGGTACAACCGAGAGCCGTCTCGATCAGAAACACGATCTCCTTCGTGACGCTCCGATGGTTCGCGACGGCGCGTGCCCGAAGAACAGCATCAAGATCGGGTTTGACCATGACAGTCAGAGGACGTTCGACGTTCGATTGGCTCTGCCTGGGCATAGATCTTGATCTTCCCATAGATTTTAGGGGCTCTGCTTTGGAAAAATGGGGCTCAGAGCCAATATTGCAAGCGACAGTTTTCAGACCCTGAGACGGAGATTTCTCCATGGTACCCGGCACCGCCCTCACGGGTCGCTTCCACTTTTCGACCGCCTCGCTGCTCATCGCGCCCATGGCGCAGCAGAAGGCGATGAACCCGCTCACGCACTCGGTCGGCCTGGTCAAGAACGTCCGCGTCGAGGCTACGCCCTCGAAAGTGGACCTGACTCAGGGCATCATGAACGATGTTGTCGCGAGCGTGAACAACGGCATGCCGATCACGGGCTCCGGTGAGGTGTACGAGTACACCTCCCGGAACCTCGCCTACGGCCTGTCGCAGGATCCGACCGGCCTCGTCGACATGGCTCCGCCCCAGGCGATCACCGCTGCGGTGGCCGCTGGTGCCACGTCCTTCACGACCGCCGCCGCGAACACCTTCGCTGTCGGCGACTGGGGCTATATCCAGGAGGCCCTGGACGACCAGATCCACATCTTCAAGGTGTCGGCGATCTCGACCAACACCGTGACCTTCACCGGCTATCCGGTCCCCACCGGTCTGTCCTTTACCACCAACGCCCGGGTCGGCGAGTTCAATAAGATCGACGCCGACCCGGCCAAGGCGAACAACTACTTCGCCGTTCGTGTCGTCGGCATCGCCGTCGATCTCTCGACGCCCGTCGTGCTGCACTTCCCCAAGTGCCGGATCACGAAGGGCTTCGCGATGGGCTTCAGCTCCGACAACTTCTCGAACCTCCCGTTCGAGTGGACGCCGCTGGTCCCCGTCGCGACCGACCCCGGTTACGATGCGGACTTCCGGCAGCGGATGCAGATCTTCAACCGGTAAGAACAAAATCGATCATGTCGAGAAAAGGCCCCGTGAAAACGGGGCCTTTTCTTTTGACCACTCGCACCCACATTGGAGAAAGCCAGCAGATGAGGCCTTGATCGTGTCAGTATCAACTTCCGCGCCACCGCCTCGTCTGAAGATCAAGCTCGACCCAGACAAGGATGAGAGCCGCGAGCTGTTCATGAGCTTCGGGCTTCTGAACGAGATCAGTGCGCTCGTCGGAGGGGTGGAGGGCGTCCCGAACCTCTCGTTCGACCCACAGACGGCGCTCACGGCGCTGGAGATCGTGCTCGCGCCGCGGGATGAGCGGGGCGCTGTACTGTCGGCCTCGGAGGCCGGATCGGACGCGATCTCGGTTCATCACATCCAGCCCGAGGTCGCCGAGCAGATCCTGGACTGGATCGGGGCGCATGCGCTGGATTTTTTCGTCCGCCGGTTCGACAAGAGCGCGACTCTCCTGGCGAGCAACGCGGCGAAGCTACAGGCTGTCGCATCATCTCTGACTTCTTCGGGGAACTCAGCTGGGAAGACAGCCTGATCCTCGCTTTCAGATGTCACCCGAGCGACCTGACCAAACTGTACTGGTCAAAGACACTCGATGATCTTCGTCGTGTGTCCGGTTTGTTCATCCGGTTCGAGATGGTCAAGGCCATGTCCACGACTGAGAGCTTGCTCTTCGTCGTGGGCCGCATGTTCAGCGGCTCCAAGTCCGAGCCCAAGCAGCTGGAGAGCGTGGACGACATGATGGCGTTCGCGCGCATGGTCAATGGCGGGTGAAGACCATCTGAATGTCGACCTCGACGTCGGCTCGAACGAGCTGGAGGCCTCTCTCCGGCGCACCTTCGAGGCGATGACGGCTGGTCTGCGCGCCGCGGAGGCGATGCGGACCACGATGGAGAAGGCCGTCAAGGCCTCGGCCGACTACAAGGACAACCTCGTCGCAGCGCAGAAGGCCGCCGAGAAGGCGGCGCCCGGGTCGGCCGCGGAGACCCGCGCCTTCGGCCGGATCGAGAAGCTCAACGCCGAGCAGGCCAAGTACAACGACAGCCTCGCGAAGGAGGTTCAGCTTCAGCGGGAGCTGAGCGTAGCCCGCGGCGCCGTGGATCGGGTCCGTTCCGAGGGCCGGGTCGCCGATGGCCGCACGGTCGGGCAGGCTCGTGCTGCCGAGAACGCTCTGAAGGATGCCCTCACCGGCATCAATACCACCACCGATCAGCTCACCGCGCGGCTCGCCCTGGCGACAGGCAAGGCGATGGAGCGCCTGCTGACGTCGACCAGCCAGGCCGTCGAGGGTGCCCTGGTCGCGGCCCAGCAGCGGGTCCAGATCCGAGCTGTCCGGCAGGCCGTGCCTGGTTCGGCCGACGCGGCTATCGCTGATGCGCGCATCTCTACGGAGCGCGCCGTCCGGCGGCTGGGCGAAGGCAGCACGCTCGCAGAGCGCGACGCCTTCGCTGATCGGCAGGCCATCGCTCGTGTCCAGGCCCTGCGGGAGCGGGCGACGGCCGAGGCCGAGAACAAGGACCGTGACGCCACCGATCGGCTGCGCGCGCGCCGGGAGCGTGAGACCGCGGAAGCCGAGAACAAAGAGGTGGATCGGATCCGCCGGCTGCAGGCTGTGCGCGAGCGCGCCAACGCCGAGACCGAGAACAAGGATCGTGACCGCCGGCTGACAGGGGAGACCGCTCTTCGGCAGGTCTCGCGCGATACCGCTTTCGTGAACCGCTACGGGGTCGAGCGGGGCGAGTTCCAGCGCATGATCGCGCAGGAGAACCTGTCGATCAATGACCAGAAGGCGTTGCTGCGCACCTGGGCGTCCGAGCGTCGCGCGGCGGTAGGCGCCGCGACACCGAAGACGGACGAGCAGCTTCAGTTCGGCGCCCGGGAGGGCTTCCGGGCGCGTCGAGCTGCCTTCGATCTGGACGGTGGGGCTCAGCAGTTCGCGTTCCAGGCGCAGCTCGCCGCGAACTACGCGACCTTCGGCCTGCTGACGAGCGCGATCACTGGGGCGATGGCAGCGCTCGTCGCCTTCGACGAGAACCTGGTCAAGTTCCAAGCGATCACCGGCGCGGCCAACTCGGAGATGGCTGGCTTCCGCGCCAACCTCCTCGAGGTGGCCGCGACCAGCAAGTTCTCGGTCAACGATCTCACGCAGGTCGCCATCTCCCTCGGCCAGACCGGTCTTGCCGCCAGCGAGGTCACGAAGGCGCTCAAACCCGTCGTGGATCTCGCGGCTGCGTCGGGCTCGACCCTGCAGGAGAGCGTGTCCGCCATCACTGGCGTGCTCGGTGCCTACAACATGGAGGCCGGGCGCGCGGCCGAGGTCGCCGACGTCTTCGTCGCTGCGCTGAACCGCACCAAGCTGACGATGGACCAGCTCCAGCTGGGCATCCAGTACGCCGCGAACATCGCGCGCGACAGCGACGTGAGCTTCACGGAGCTGACCGCCTCGATCGGCGCCATTGCCCAGGCCGGCGTGAAGTCGGGGTCGACGATCGGCACCGGCATGCGCCAGCTCATCACGGAACTAGCCGCACCGTCCGACAAGCTGCGGAGCGTCCTGAAGGAGGTCGGGATCGACCTCGCGGATGTCGACCTACGGACCCAGGGCTTCTCCGGCGTCCTCCAGAACCTGCAGAAGGCCGGTTTCGGCACCGCCGAGGCGCTTCGCTCCATGGATCTGCGCGCCGCGGCGGCCTTCTCGGCTCTCGTCGGGCAGGCCGACAAGCTCAGCACCCTCCAGAAGGAGTTTCTGCTCACCTCCGCAGCGACGGAAGGGGCGGCCAAGGCCAACGAGAGCCTGTCGTCCGCCGGCCAGCGTCTCACGAACATCGTGTTCGGTCTCGTGGACACCGCCTTTGCCCCGCTGGTGAAGGTCCTGACCGCGGCGGCCGGCGGCACCGGCACGATGCTGGAGAAGCTGAACCAGCTCGGCCCGATCCTGCCTGTGATCGCCGCTGGCTTCGGCTCCATCGCCACAGCCATCGCCGCCGTGAAGATCGGCCAGCTCGTGGCCGGCTTTACCTCTATGCTCGGGGCGGGCGGTGCTCTGGCGCTGCTCTCTGGGCCGGTCGGCCTGGCGGCCGGTGCGGTGGCGGGCGCCGGTGGGCTGATCTACTACCTCACCACGCTCCAGTCGGAGGCCGAGAAGGCGCAGGTCGCCCTCGACATCCTGAAGCGGTCCGAGAACGAGCTGACGTCCCGGCAGTCGACGCTCCAGCAGCGCTCGACCGACCTGGACCGCACGATCCAGACCCTGATCGACCGCCGGGAGAAGCTCAACAGCGATCCGCTGATGCGTGAGACGGCGGTGATCGAGGCCCAGAAGGCGTTCGGGGACATCGGTCTTGCCGCCGACCCGGCCCGTACCTCGGTCGACGAGCTGATCAAGAGCCTGCAGGGGTTGCGCGTCGAGCTGAACACGCAGCTCCCCACTCTGCTGTCCGAGCAGATCTCGGTCCTGAGCAAGAAGATCGAGGAGCTGAACCGACTTCAGGCCGCTCGCGCCCGGGGATCGCAGGTCACGGTCGGGACAGCCTCCGGCGACGTGGCTGGGATGGGCGCCCTCATCGACGTCGATCCGCTGGCCGACATCCAGCGGCTCGACCGGAACGGCCCGGGTATCTACTCGACCATGGCTCAGGTCATCCGTGACCCGCGCCTCCTCGGCGAGAACCCGCTCGGCGGCGCGGCCCCCTACCGAACGGCCGCGCTCCGTGAGGTCGATGAGCTGCGGACCCAGGCCACGCGTGCGCTCATCGCCGGATACAAGTCAGGGGCCGACCGTCTGGATGCCCGGGTCAAGGCGGTCGAGGCGGCGCTCGCTCGTTTCAACGAGGTCGTGGCGACGGCGACCGACATCCAGGCTACCGAGCAGCAGCGCCGGACGGCGCAAGCCGCCGAACGCGCGGCCAGCCTGCAGGATACCTCAGAGTTCGCCGCGGTCCGCTCGGCCCGCGACCGCCTCTCGGGCCAGCAGCTCGCTGGCGTCACCGAGGCCAGCCGTCGCGCCGGCTTCGGTGGCCTCCAGGACATGCGCGCCGCCGCCCGCGTCGTCTCGGGAGAGGCGCAGGGCGTCTTGGACCAGATCAAGGTCCTGAAGGACGCCATCGTCGCTCGTGGAGGCAGCGACGAGGAGCGCGAGCAACTCCGCAAGGCGGCCGACGATGCCTATCGCGAGGTCACCACGGGGCTCGAGGCCATCGTCCGTGGGCAGAGCAAGGAGGTGCGGGATCGCTTCTCGGCGAGCGCGCCGGAGCAGAAGGCCGTCCTGAACGCGCGCATCCGCTCGGACGAGGCGCAGCTCGCGCTCATCCAGCGTCAGACTGCAGCGTCCGGCGACCCCACCCGGGTGGCCGGCTTTCGCGCGATGGCCGAGCAGATCCAGCGCGAGATCAATGCGGCCCGCGAGCAGATCTTCCAGATCGAGCAGGGCAACACGCCCGAGGAGATCGTCAACAAGAACCCCGAGCTACGCGCCCGGCGTGACGAGATCCAGCGTGAGGGCAAGGCGAAGCTCGACCAGCTGACGGTCACCTACGGCGAGATCCACAAGCGGCTCCAGGACCAGATCCTCAACTACAAGATCGAGGGCGAGCAGGACCGGAAGAGCCTGATCGAGAACCAGATCAAGGGCTTGGAGAAGGTTCGGGACGACGTTCGCTCGACCCCAGAGCAGATGCGCGCGGCCGTGCAGGAGATCAACCGTCTCCTCGGCGAGGTCGCTGCGATCGGCAAAAGCATCAACGCTCTCCAGGTTCAGAAGGGCGACATCCGCATCCCGGACGTCGTCCCCGGCACGACCTATCGGGGCGGCTCGACCCAGCAGCGGATCGTCGACACCCTCCGGGGGCAGGGCGTCAGCGAGGAGCGCATCCGCTATGCCCTAGCGAATGGGCAGATCGAGACCGGCGGCTATGATCCTCGGGTGATCTCGGGCGAGCGCCGCTCATCGGCCGGCGCCACCGGGCTCTTCCAGTTCCTGCCCTCGACCTGGGAGCGTATGTACGGCACCCGCAATGTGGATGTCGGCTTCGAGGCGCAGATGCGCGCCTTCCAGGAGTTCACTCAGCGCAACGCCGGGACCTTCCGCTCGAACATGGGCAGGGAGGCGACGAACGAGGAGCTCTACCTCATGCATCAGCAGGGCGCCGGCGGCGCCCTGAGCCTGCTGCGCGGCGGCGATCGGTTGGCCACGGACATCCGTGGGCTCGATGCCGTCCGGGGGAACATGGGCAAGGACTTCCGCTCCGACATCACCGCGGAAGAGTTCGTCCAGTACATCCTGCGCAAGTACCGAAACGCCGAGACCACTGTCGGGAACCCCTCCCCCACGAGCCGGGCGACGGAGACTGCCCGCCGGCAGCAGACGGCCGATGACCGGACCGCGGAGGACTTCGAGAACCGCCGGCAGGCCAACGCGCGCGCCGAGGAGAAGGCGAACCGCGAGCGCATGCTGGCGGACCTGCGCAAGCAGGATCGGGCGCTGAGCGAGCAGTACGACACCCAGCTGACCCTGGCGAAGCGGGTCCAGGATCCCGCCCGTGTCATCGACGCGAACCGCGACGCCTTCACGACCCTGGGCCAGCTCTTTCAGAATGCCCGCCAGCGCGACGAGAACCAGCCGGATCGCGGCAGCGACGAGGACCGCGAGACGGCTCGTGCCGCGACGCGCCGACGCTTCGCCGACCTCTACTCCCAGCAGGGCCTGAACCAGGCCGAGACCGCCGGCAAGGCGAGCTTGAAGGAGATCACGGACCGGCTCGAGCAGCTCATCGCTGCTCGCAAGGAGTTCGAGCGCCCCGAGAACATCGCTCGTGCCGGTAACACGGAGCGCATCAACCAGCTCAACGACGAGATCAACACCCTCCAGAAGCGCAAGGAGCTGGAGGGCGAGTACGCCGCCAACCAGGCCAAGATCATCGCGCTTGAGGAGACCCTCAAGCAAATGAAGGCGGTCGGCCTTGACACCGATCGCGACACCCTCGCGATCCGGGAGCGCCTGCGCGACGTCACCGAGCAGCAGAAGCGGCTCGAGCCCACCAACAACCTCGCTCGTCAGCAGGCGCGCACCGAGCGCACGCTCGGCGAGGCGGGCACCGGCGCCGTCGACTCCTTCATGAAGAGCCGTGGGATCGTCGATTTTCAGGGTCGGCTCGTCGACCCTATGGTCGAGGCTCAGAAGCGCATCGAAGAGAGCCTGACGGTCATCGGCAACTCCTTCGACAACCTCTGGACGAACCTGTTCAACGGATCGATGAAGGCCGGCGATGCGCTGAAGAAGTTTGCGACCGACATTCTCGGCGGCCTGATGTCGTCGATCTCGAAGAGCCTGACGAACAGCATCTTCCGCTCGATTTTCGGCGGCGAGGGGTTGAGCGGAGGCAGCGGCGGCAGCATCACGAGCTTCTTCTCGTCGCTCTTCGGAGGCACCCAGGCCGCCGCCCTCGGTGGCGTGATCCGGCGCGCCGGCGGCGGCACGGTGCCGGTCTCCGACGCCGCGCTGGCGAACCGAGACAGCAAGATGGTCTACGCCATGCCCGGCGAGTTCATGCTGCGGAAGTCGGCGGTCGACGCGATCGGCCGCGACAAACTCGAGCAGATGAATGCCCTGGGCAACACCATGGTGAGCCGGGCGCCGCCGATCGACACCTCAAGGCGCCTGGGCGGCGCCTCGGCGAGCGCCAATGTCTACGTCGTTCCCCCCGAGCAGGTCCCGCCGCCGAGCGAGAAGGACATCGTCCACATGGTCGGCAACAACATCCGCAAGGGCGGGGCTCTGAAGGAGCTGGTCAAGAGCGTGGCCACGCGAGGCTGAAATGGCTGTCTCCGACATTTTCGACTTCCCCTACCACACCCCCAACGACGAGTACCCGGGTAGCTCGTCGTTGAAGCTCGGGCGCGGCTACCGCTTCGCGGCGAAGCCCCCTGGACCGGACGAGGTCCTCGTTCACCTGAACTTTCCCAGCATGTTCGTGTGGCAGCTCAATGCCGGCGATGGTCCCAACAAGACCGTCTTCCCACAGCTCAACATCTATGCCCTGGAGACCTTCTACAAGAAGGTGAGGATGTACGAGCCGTTCACCTATCCCCACGCCACGAAGGGGAACGTCATCGTTCGGTTCACGAAGCCACTGATCATGCCGAAGACCATCAAGACGTCGCCGGGAGAGATTGGCGGCATGACCGTCGCCGGCACCTCTTACCGCCTGCACCAAGTCGAACCCTTCGATCTCGAGCTGATGTACTTGGACGCCTGACATGCCCGTTCCCAGCTCCCATGTCGACGAGGGCCTCAAGCTCACAGCGGACGGCGAGGTCGTCTTCTTCGAGATCGCCCTCAAGAACGTGCCGAACGGCGCGACGGCGGTGATCCGCTTTCGCGATGGACCGCAGGGACAGACGACGACCTGGAACGGGAAGGTGTGGGACCACCTGCCCTGCCAGATGTCGGGCTTCACCCGCTCGTCCGAGGAAGAGCGTAATCGACCGACCCTTCAGCTCGTCAACCCGCTGGGCATCTTCAACGACGCTGCCTTCGCCGGCCGCTTCGATAGCGCGATCCTGCAGAAGTTTACGGTCCTGCGCGATCACGTCGAGCGAGGGCTTCCGATCGCCAACAACGAGATCTGGTTCATCGGCCGCGTCATGGACCTCATCTCCGGGCAGTCGATCAGCTTCGAGCTGCGTGCCCTCTCGGATGTCCCTGACCAGCTCATCCCGGCCCGCATGTTCACGCCCGGCGACGGCTTCCCGTTCGTGACCCTGTGAAGCGGTACGTTTCGTACCTACATCCCTGCCATGATCAAGACGGATGGTCTTCTCGGGCTCGAGTTCGAGCACGGCGTCAACGACTGCTACTCGCTGATGCGCCGCTTCTACGCAATGAACTTCGGCATCGACGTGCCTGACCTCGCCCGGCCGGACAGCTGGTGGGACAAGGACGCGCACGGCAAGAGCCTCAATCTCTATCTCGACCACTACGCCTGGGCCGGCTTCGGCCTTGTCCATGGCCGCCCGCAGGACTGGCTCCCCGGCGACGTGATCCTGATGGCCATCCGGTCCGAGGTGGCGAACCATGGCGCCATCCTACTGCCGCGCGGCCAGATCCTCCATCACTTCCTGGGTGCGCTCTCGCAGATCGAGCCGTACAGCCGGCCGCTGTGGCGAGACACGACGGTTGCTGTCCTGCGGCACCCGCAGGTCGACGGCACCAAGTTCCTGCAGGAGACCGAGATCGACGCCATGGAACTGGTCCCTCAGCGGATCCGGGACATGATCGAGGACGCGAGACAGGGGACTCTCGATGTCTGACCTGATCGCGGACCTTCTCGTGCTCTACGAGGACGATCTACTGGCCCCGGAGCGCTGCGGCTTCGTCGTGGACGACAAGATCGTCGAGGTGAAGAACATGTGCCACGAGCCGGCCGATGGTTTCGACATCTCCGGCGAAGATCTTATGAAGTACGAAGATGTTGTGACTGCATCCTGGCACACCCATACCGGGACAGACTGTAATCTCACCCGGGATGATCTTGTCTCATTCTTGAATTACCCCCACCTGCAGCACTATATCGTCGGCTCGGACGGCGTTGCTTGCTACGTCGTAGAGCAAGGGCGAGTGCTTCGTGCTGCGACGTATCCACCTTCACGGCGCGCTGAAGAGCATTCATCCGGGGATCCTTGAGATCCATGCTGCCACCCCCGCCGAAGCCCTGAAGGCGATCTCTCGTCAGATCCCGGGCTTCGGCGGGAACGCGATCACCGGCCCCCTTCGGGTCAAGGTCGCGGGGCTCGAGACCGTCGAGGAGCTGATCTCGCCCGGCGGTCCGCAGGACCTCCACATCTTCCCGCAGCTCAACGGCGGCAAGAACGGTGGCTTCTTTCAGATCATCATCGGGGCTGTGCTCGTGGCGGCGAGCTTCGTGACCGGCCCCGTGCTCGGTCCGATCCTCTTGAAGCTCGGTATCTTGATGGTGCTGGGGGGCATCCTGCAGATGTTCAACACGCCGAAGCGCGACAACAAGGACGCCCCCGAGAAGAAGAACCACTATCTCGGCGCTCCCAAGAACACGGTCGAGATCGGCACGCGTATTCCGATCCTCTGTGGCCAGGACCGTGTGGGTGGCCACTACTTGTCCTTCCAGATCGACGCCGTCGACACCGGAGTCGTCTGATGGCTCTCGGCTTGAAGGGGCGCAAGGGCTCGACCACGACGAGCCGAAAGGCGACGCGGCACGACGACACCCTGTTCGCGACCGACACCGTCGAGCTGTTGCTCGCGATCTCGGAGGGGCCGATCGACGGCTTCGTGGATGGGGCGGCGAGCTTCTACGTCGGCGACGTCCCTCTGCTCGACAAGGGCAGCAACACCCCGAACATCTCGAACTTCGAGCTGCGCATGCTGCGCGGCACGAACCCGGCCGACAGCATCCGGCTCAACCTCGGCGGATTGTCGTCGTCGAAGAACGTCGGCTTGGAGCTGCGCACCGCTGGGCAGGCGATCGTCACGCAGGGCGACAAGACCCAGATCGACTACATCGACATTCGCATCGTCGTGCAGCAGCTGCTGTCGCTCTCGGCGGAAGGCGGCGAGTTCCCGACCGGTGTCGAGTTCAAGATCGAGATCAAGCCGCGCTCGGCCTCGACCTGGCAGATCCCCTTCGACAACCAGCCCCCTCCCCCCGTCGAGAACACGTCGGGTGCCTCGAACTATCGTCCGGGTGCGTCGACCCCGGGCACGGTGATCAACGACAGCTACCGGGAGACCTACGTCTCGCCTGGTACCGCCACGCAGCCCGTGCCCAAGGCAACCGGTGCGATGTGGTTCCTGTCGGACCTCACGCCCTGGAGCCCGCGCATCTGGAACGGCACGTCCTGGCAGGTCCCGAACGGTTTGGCCTCCGGGAGCCGCAGCGGGTACGCGATCTGGACCTGGACCGACTACGACGGCGCTTCGCGGACCGCTTGGTATAGCCCCAGCGGCACCGCGCCGCCGCCGGGAACCTTAGGCGTGGGCGACTTCCTGCTCACGCCGCAGTCCGGCGAGCAGGTCTACGCCTTCAACGACACGTCGTGGGTCTCGACCAAGCAGTTCGACACGCCGGCCATCGCGGCCCCGGGCGTGATCCAGATCGCCGGTCTGACTCGGTCGCCCTACCCCAAAGACTATCGGATCCCGGTCGCGCGGATCAACGAGCCCTATGACGTCCGCCTGACCCGCATCAGCCCGGTCTCGGACAAGACCGTCGTCCGCAACATCACCTTCGAGAGCATCCAGGAGGTGAAGCGAGACGTCGTGTCGTTCCCGGATCTCGCCCTTGCCTGGTTGACGATCAAGGCCACCGACACCTTCACGCAGGTCCCCGACTTCACCGGCGTCTATCGGGGTATCCGTGTCCCGGTGCCGTCGAACCACGTCTTCAACGAGACGACGAACCTCTCGGAGTTCCCGGGGATCTGGGACGGCACATTCAAGATCGCCTACACCAACAACCCCTCCTGGCACGCCTACAACTTCATCAAGAACTCTCGGTACGGGAAGAACGCCTACTACCCCGAGGTCCCCGATCAGTGGGACTTCTATGAGTTCGGCAAGCACTGCTCGGCCCACGGCTTTCGGTTCAACGAGTATATCCAGGACCCTCGTTCCACCAACGAGCTGATCAACTACATCGTCGGCATCGCCGGCGGTCGATACGTCGACCGCGGCGACGGATACTCGACTGTGATCTGGGACGCGGATGACCAGGTCGCGCAGGCGATCTTCGCGCCCGAGAACACAGTCGAGGGGTCGTTCTCCTACTCCTTCACCGACGCGGCCGAGCGGAAGAACGATTTCAAGGTCTCGTTCAAAAACCCGGGCCTGAACTACCGAGAGGATCGTGTCCGGGTCTACGACCAGAACACGATCGATGTGAACGGCCGCAACGCCGAGGAGTTCGTCGCGGTCGGCTGTCGCGATCCCGAGGAGGCCGTGAAGCGCGGCCGGCTGCGGCTCGCCACGTCGCTGACCGAAAAGATCATCGTCTCCTTCAAGACGAACCGGATGGGCCGCTACCTGCTGCCCTTCCAAGTCATCCTCATCGCCGACGATCAGTCGACCAACGTCATCTCCGGCCGGGTCAAGAACTCGGCGGCGCTGCCAACCGGGACCTCGGTCCTGCCGCTGCGCGACCAGATCTATCTCGAGGCGGGGGTTTCCTACTCGATCCAGTTCACCCTCTCGAACGGGAATGGGGGTCTGAAGGTCGTCACATACCCGCTCACGGTGGCGACCCCTGGCCTGCAGAGCCAGCTGCAGCTCTCGCAGGCCCTCTCGGAGCCGCTGCCCGAGTACGCCGTCTTCTCGATCGGTGCCCCCAAGCCGTTCCGCATCGTCTCCATCACGCAGGACAAGGACGAGCCCGACCAGATCGAGATCACGGCGATCGAGGTCAATCGCCTGAAGTGGGCCTTCGTGGACGGAACGGTGGAGCTGCGCGATCTCGTAGCGCTCCAGACCGGCCCCCTCTCCCGCTATGTCTACCCGGTCACCGGCGCCCAGATCGTGCCGGAGATCACTGCGGACGGACGCTACAACCTGCTCGCCACCTGGAACCCGACCGAGACCAAGCTCAACCGCGGTTACCGGGTCTACCAGTCCTTCAATCAGGGGCCGATGAGCCTCGTCGCCGAGCCCAGCGACACGCTCTACCGGATCGAGTCTCCGGCCGCCGGCACCTACATCTTGTCCATCGTCGCAGTCGGCCTCGATAACGTGACCGAGAGCCCGCCGGTCACGGTGAGCTACGTCGTCGCCAGCACGACTTCGATCCGATCGGTCGCGCCGCCGAAGAACCTTCGGCTCGTGAACGAGCCGGCTGCACCGCTCTTCTACGCCATCAACCCCCAGTTCACCTGGGAGGCAGCGGAAGACCCGCTCGTCATCAAGTACATCGTCGAGGTGCTGAACGGCGCCGGCGCCGTGCTCTACACCGAGCGCGTCGAGGGGCAGCTCGTCTTCTCCTACACCCTCGCCCAGAACAAGGCCTCGAACGGCGGCGTCGCCCTGCGCGCGTTCACGGTTCGCGTTCGCTCGATCGACATGACGGGCTCGTTCTCCGAGCCGGTCACCCTCGCGGTCAATAAGCCGGCTCCCCCTGCCGTCGTGCCCGACCTCCAGCCGGCTGGGCTCAGTGTCGTGGTCTCCTACGAGCGCCCTGCCCTGACCACCGACATCGCAGGCGCCCTGGTCTGGATGGAGCAGGCCTCCGGCTACGACCCGCTCCAGAAGGTGCCTGCCTATGACGGCGAGCTGAACCCGGTCTTCATCAAGGGCGAGAAGGGCAAGACCTACTACGTCCGGGTGGCCCTTTACGACAGCTACGGCAAGTCAGGGCTCAATATCTCGGCCGAGAAGTCGATCAGCATTGGCACGGACCTGATCGATACCGTCGCGCCCATCATTCCAGACGCACCGAGCCTCAGCACCACGCTCGACAAGAGCGTGGATGGCAAAGTCTCGGCCTCGGTCACGGCGACCTGGGCAGCAAGCCCCTCGACGAACTTCGGACGTTTCGAGGTCCGCTTCCGAGAGACGGCAACCGGCAACTGGGGGCCTGCCGAGAACGTGGGCGCCGGCCTGGCGATCACGAAGCGCAACCTTCTGCCGGGTACGGTCTACCAGGCTCAGCTGCGTGCCGTGAACCAGGACGGCTTCGCTGCCTCCGGGTGGTCGGCAACCGCGGAGATCACCTCGGCCGCCAACACGGCCCCGCCCGGAGCAATCACGGGGCTCGTGGCGGTCGGGGGCTTCGAGCGTGCCTACCTGTCCTGGAGCAATCCCACGGACAACGACCTGAGCTATCTCGAGGTCTACGCCGGCACCTCGAACGTGTTCGCCAACGCGACGCGGATCGCGACGCTCAGCCCGCGCGACACGACCTATCAGGATCCGCTGTCGACGACCGGGACCAAGTTCTACTGGGTCCGTCCGTTCAACAGCTCGAAGGTCGGCTCGACCTCTATCACGGGACCCGTCAGCGCCACCTCGGTGGCCTTGGTCGGCGCTCAGATCGGCGCCGGGATCATCGATCAGACGAAGGTCGCATCGAGCCTGGCGCTCGTCGAGACGGTGTCTGTGCTCCCCACGACAGGCAACTTCGTCGGTCGGCAGGCCTACCTGACCGCGGACAGCAAGCTCTACCGCTTCAGCACCTTAGGTTGGACGAGAGAGGTCGACGGCGCCGACCTCAGGGCAAACTCAATCCTCGCGGGAGCTATCGCCGCCGGAGCCGTCAAGGCCGCTCAGCTCGATGCGGGCGCAGTCACCGCTTCCAAGCTCGCCATCCAGTCGGCCAACCAGTTCTTCAACGGTGACCTCGCGCAGGGCATGCGCGGCTTCGCCGTGGCCTACAAGACAATCACGATCCCGACCGGGGTCCAGGTTGGCCCGTCCGTCTGGGGGCCTGATGGTCTCCCGAAGCAGCTGCAGCTCTATGCGACTGGCACACCGTCCTCCGGTCAGGTGATGGATGCGGACTGCTATCGCATCGACGGGAACGGCAACAACACCTTCTACAGCGTTACGGGAGGCCAGACCTACGAGTTCTCGGCCGCCGTCTCCGCGCATCGGTCCTCTGCGCTCTGCTACATCTCTTGGCTTGACGCCAGCCAGAACTTCATCTCGCAGCCCGCCAGCGCGACGGTCTACAATAATCAGTCGACGGGCGGCCCTATCTCGACGTTCCAGCGCGTCGGCCTGATCGCTGTTGCGCCCTCCAACGCTGTCTACGCGAAGCCGAGCTTCCGCCTGATCGCGGACGGAACAGTCAATCCCATCGTCTTCGTCTCGGCGATCATGTGGGCGGGGGCTCGTACCGGCCAAACCGAGCTGAGCCCCTACGTCGACCCCACCGTCACAGCGATCGAC